GTCTCTTGCACCCGTAAACCCCCAAATCGTCAGAAGTACCTTTTTATTTGAGAACGATTATCATTATCATTTGATTGGTTTGTGGCTTAGTTGCATAGGGTCGTAAGGTATGCGCTAAGGATGTTTATTGTGCTGGGCTTTGTGGTTGGTTTGCTGGTGGTGTTGCTGGGGTGTGGCGGTGCTGGGTTTGGGGTGTTTGTTGGTGTTTGATCGTGGTGTTATGGGCTGTATATGGTTAGATGTGCGATTATTGCGCCCACAAAAAAAGCCGCTTATAAATGCGGCTTTGTTGGTTCTTTCTCTTGTTTAATTAATAATCTTCTAACAACTCCCTAAGCTTATCAATATGACTTGTTTTAAATATTGTTTGCAACTTTTTAGCGTTTTCAATACAAGCGTTATATATTGCGTGTGCTTTCATGCTGTCATTGTCATATCCGTAATTATCGCACCAGTCGCCAAATGTTTCATTGGTAGCTTCCATGTCACCTATTAGGCAATAAAGGACGCTCGCTGGTGTTGGCTTAGAAACCACTTCAAATTGAACGTGGCTTGTGTAGGGTTTGATTGTTTTTGTTTTTGCTCTTATCATTGTACCCGCTTTAAAATCCTTATGGTTTACTATTTTTCTGTGACCTATTCCCGTGAAGAATTCAAAGATGCTGGCGGCTGACTTGCCTTTAAATGTTATTGTCCACTGGTCACACTTCCAGTTTTCGTCGCGGGTGTGGTTTTCTATAACTAGTGCCGCGTTAAAGCTTACGTTTATAGATTTAAGATATTTACTTACGTTTTTTTCTTGAGTATTCATTTTCAAACCTCTATTAATTTTATTGATTTATTTTTAAGGAAGTACCCGCCGTGGTTTAATTGGTGATTATCGTGTTTGGCTATTATCGCCGACGCAATTGCATAATCTCCCTTATAAGACGCTGTGTTTATCCTGTTATTAGTTCCAATTATTAAAGGCTGGTTTCTTTTAATTCTATAGACTACAATAGTTCTATTGTATCCACGTTCTGTACTGCTATGATCTACCGTATAGATATATGTTTTCATTTACGCCACCGCTTTTATTAGGATTAAAAATATAGGTAATGATAGTATTGATACCGCTTTTATAATGTTCTTCATTTTGTAACCTCTTTTTATTTAATGAGGTTCCACTATAATGGCGGATTTGTTTTAAGTCAACCTTTAATCACAAAAAAGCCGAACTTAATCGGCTTTTATGCAATTCTGCTACTTTTTAAACTTCTTCCTCCTTCTAACCTTGTTTAAATAGAAATCCTTTAGTGGGTCTTTTAGCTTCCTAATTTGTGGCATTAGGGGCGAATGTATCATTATCAAGTACATAATCATATTCTTTGAATAGGCTTTCATTTTGTCAGCTCCATTTTATGGGATGTGCCTATCATTTGAACTTGATAAGCTTCGCCGCTTTTCTTTATAATGATGATAGTTCCATTAAATACAACAAACATTTCCAGACCTCTAAAAAATAGTTCTATTTCTCCACTACAGCCTAAACCTTTCAACATATTTATAAACCCTTTGCTCTTGTTTATTTCGTCGGTTGTTTTTATATTGAAGTCTTTTATTATTTGTGCCGCGATTGATGCGGATTTGTTTTTGTTACTCATAATTCTATATTCTCCACGTCATTGATTAATTCTAAAAATGGTTCATGTTGAAGTAAATCAAAAAGCCTGTTAATTTTTTCGCATACAAACTTTAATATATAAACATGTAGAATATTATCCTTGTTGTTTATAGCCATATCGAAATTATAAAAACTGTGAAAACCCTCACGGCTTTTTGTGTCCTCTTTAAGATAACTTAAAAAATCAAAGTCTTTTTTGAAGTGGTTCAATAATGCGACGTGGTGTCGGTTGGTTGTTCTGGCTTGAATTACATCGGTTTCAAAATTATAGAACCGTGGTGAATCTAAACACTCAAAGCCGAAGATTATTTTTAAACCGTATTCATCATCTAAATATTCAGATAATACGCGGCTTAAATACCGTTTGCAGTACGCTTTTTTAAGGGCTTTGTAATTGATTTTTGAATAATCAAAATCTTCTGGCATTTCTCCAGAATCATCACAATAGTTTTGATCTATTTCATTGTCAATGATATCTGAATGCCATGACTCATAAAAACCACCGAAATTTATAGTTAAAGTCTGCATGTTGTAACCTCTTTTTATTTAATGAGGTTCTACTATAATGGCGGATTTGTTTTAAGTCAAGCGGATTTATAAAAAGAATGAAAATAATTAATTTAAAATAACTCTTGTTTTGTTGTGGCGGATTTGGTAAAGTGGGCGGATTATTAATCTTGAAATGGTGCTATATATGGCGTTATGGTTTATCTATGTGTTTTTTTAAAAGTTGCTGATTTTTGGCGGGTTTGGCTGTGGGCAGTCAAAAAATTAAGAAACCAGAAAGCATAAAAGCATAACCTAAAAAGCATAAAAGCATAAGTTCAAAAGCATAAAAGCATAAACCAGAAAGCATAGATCAGCCTATATAATTTCTATCTGCCTTAATATTGTCAGCAAAAGTTATATCATTACCATACCTTTCCTTCATGCAAAGGATGAATATATTTACATTTGATCTCCAAGTATCTGGGTCTGACTGTATTAACTCCATATTGGTAGAATAATACTCGCCTCTCTTAAATCTTAAGATACTCCTTATCGAGTTCCACACCCTCTCTCCAGTATAAAAACAAGGTATTAAATCAATCCTTCTAGTATCAAATATAAACTCCGTAGGCTTAACACATCCAGTAGAAGACACGGTTATTAGAAATAGCTTTCCTTCGTAATGACCCCTCAATCTCCGAGCGGCGGTTGATCTATTTATCATATCTTTTTCTCTCTGTACTTAAAAAGGTACGCTCCCTAGCGTCCTTTTCTCCGTGGGTGTGACCAGAGCTGTAAATAGCCAAAAGATTCCTTAGAGCTGTTTTATCTATTGACTTCTCAACCCTAAACAATAGCTCTCCTGTGACCTTGTACACAACCCAACAAGATAGGTTATCTGTACCCGTGTTAAGAAGCTTGCAATTACTTAGTGTGAACCTTTTCGGTCTACGTATTTTTATTATTAACTTGCCTAACGACATCGTATCCCTCCACTGGTATCCATCGGTGGTGTTGCTGACATTTCCTACAAAAGACACCTCCTAACAAGTCCTCAAACTTATACATGTCTGAGCACTCACAAGCGTCGTGCAAGTGTGAGGGCGGGAATAGTCTGTCTAGGTCGTCCTGTAACGGATGATTTATTCTTTTATTGATTTGGACAACCATCACTGTGATCTTACGCCTTGACCTTACCTTGATTACTATGGCGGTTTTGTATATCATATTATTGCCTTCTGGATTGAGAAAAAAGAAATTGCCCAGTCATTGAATGAAAAAAACAATTTCTTCGGAAAAATTAATTAGCTGGAAAAATTAAAGACCGTTTGCTCCATCTAACTCGAAAACTTCATCTATCTTGGCGGCTATTGCTCTGAGCTTTCTTGATACATCTTCTGGCTCGTCTCCGCCTCTAAATATAGTCCTGAATGACTGTGTACCAAAAAACCTGGATGTTACTTCGTTTGTATTTGATTTAGGGTCATGGGTGAGGTCAACGGTCTCTAGGTCAGCCACTAATCTAGCACACTTTTCAGCGTCCTTTACAATAGCATCGTCTTCTATTTTGACCTCTGTCATGCCAAGCTCACCAAAGATTTTTTTCATGTATTCTGGAGGGCTCTCAAACATCTTAGATATACCCCCAGACTTTTTAATTAAGCGGTCTACAAAATCCATTAAGTCGATATCACCGCTTGACTGTTCTGGCGGCTTCTCAGACTCTTCGGTTTCTTCCCCCACCCAAGGTGAGTTTTGCTCTACCTGATGAAATATTTGATGGGCAAGCTCTTCTATTTGCTTGCTGAGATTGTCCATAGCTGGAGCAATCGCTGAAATTAATAGTGCTAGTTTTTTGTTTTTCATATTATTTCTCTATTCTTGATTTAATTCTGAGCAATCGCTCATTTTCCCATAATGGGGCTTTCCTGTCTGAGCTGATGGACTTGCCAGATATTAGGTTTTGAACCTTGGATATCGTAGGCTTATCCAGATCAACATACTTCTTGATTAACTCCCTGTTTTCCAGTACATAATTCTGGTTGAGCAAGTGTTTCATCTTAAGGAGGTTTCCCTCCATTTCATGCTTTTTTGAATAGTCTGGAAACTTAATCATTTTAGGTTTGATTTTAATTTCAAGGAACTCAAAAAAGGATATTAATGCGAGGGCTTGCTGTACCCACATTTTTTCTAAATCTATGGTCGAGTCTCCACGACATTTTAAGTCTGCTGGTAAGTCGAATTGTAATTCCCATATTGTTGGTTTTTTCTTACTCATTTCATTGTCTCCATAAGCCACTTAATTACGCGGCAACTATCCTCAACTGTTATAAAGTCATCTGTACCAGCCCTGAGCAAACCATCTCTAACCTCATTAAATGTAGTGTCTGGTTTAGAGTAAGCCGCGAAATTCATTAATATTTTGTGGTGCTTCCCACATGATAAGGCTACATTAACATGCTTTTTCAGGCAGTCTTTTGTAGGGTTAAAAAATACATTTCTAGAGCCGAAAAAACGAACATCTTTTGAATATAGTCTGTCCAGCTCTGGTCGAGATACCTCAAAAAACATCTTTCTTACAAAAGCCCTTATTGCTTTAATGTTTGCCAATTGCAAACCCGCTATAAGGTTTTGATTTTGATCTACCATTCTTATTGTTGATACTAAAGTTTTACACATATTTTATTCTCTTGGTTTTGTTAGCCTTATACACACGCCATTTTCTGCGTGATATATAAACCCTTTTTTATGTAATGATCTCATTGTTGGCGTCAACGACAAGACCGAATAATTTTGATCTCTTGATTTATAACAAACCCTATGGAATCCATTTGTATAGTGTTTGACAACGAGACCTCCTGATAAAGCATCTAGAAGCTCGGTTTGGGCTTTTGTTAAAGAATTGCTCATGGCGATAAATCCTTATTTAACCTCTTAACCAAGACCCTAAATGTAAAGCACAGAAACCCGACTTTAAAGTCGTATATTTTAAATATTCGTATCTCTATTTCCTCCTGAAAATACCAAGGTATAAAACTTATTATATTTGTTATTTTTATAGAGACCTGAAATCTTCTTGTATTTATAGTTCTCACTCTAATACCCCGTTTTCTTATTTCTTTTGTAGGTGCTCTTAGGAAGAGACAATCCTATAAATTTTGAGTTATCTCGCGCCATAATTTTTTCAGCCACACAAAGTTTTTTTAAATCTCTGGACAATGGCTTTTCATTTAGAGAGGCATAAGCGGCGACTATCATTGCTGTGGCGGTTTTATTTTCCATGCTTGTTCCCATCTTTTGTTTCATCTAAGTTTATTAATACTATCAAATCTTCTATTGATGACTCTAAGCTTGATCTCAACTCGTCAAGCCTCATTATCTTGTGATAATCTGGGTCTGTAGAATCCTCCAAGTTCACCTTATTCAAAGTCACAGCTCCTAGATATATCCTGAGAGTATTGACCATTATAAAGAACTCATTCATGCTCAATCTCCCATTCTTCGTCTTGACCTATAATAGTCACACTTTTCCACCCTTCCACCTTTAGTGAATTTGAATATTTAAGAGCCTCGCTGTCAGTTAAGTTTTCTTTCCAGAATAACCTCCATCCACCAGCTTTCCAATAAACTATTCTATACATAATTACTACCTTTATTTAATGAGATTGAATAATAGCAGATTTGTTTTCACTTTGTCAACTTATTTTTTTGGTTTTATGGTCTTTTTTTGGTCTTTTTTGTCTTTGGGTTGCCTTTAAACCCTGTAAAACACTCACTTTCACTGTAATTTAATATGTTTGTTATAATCCTATTTCAGTATTAGCGCAAATTATTGATCTAAAAAGATAATATAACTATACTTAAATTCATGAAAAATCAAATTTCAGGTATAAAAAAAGCTCAATTAAGAGCTTCTTGGTTATAGTTGAGTAGGGATAAATGCTAGAAAGCACCAGTAGCATGGACTGGGTAAACTAGAATATTGTTTACCTCTTCAACGGTTGCTTGACCACCCCAGAAAACTTCTCCGCTACCTACTATGTAACACTGACAAAAACCCTGATTAGTGCGATACTCACTCTTCACAATAAGGTTTCTGCCATTGGTTGTGAACAAACATCCAGAGGGTAGATTCTTAAGTCTACACCTCCTTTTTTCTTTCTGTAAAAATTTCATGCTACTTCAATAAAACATTCGTCTGGAAAGACTTAATAAAAGTCAGCCTGAGAGGGCTAAACCATTCTGTTACTGGCGGCTTGTTTGGCTCATTGCCATCGCCTGTAAGTTGGAACTGGTCTTCGTCGTGTATATACTGAATGTGAGCTGTTACCACCCCAGTAAAACCAGTGATTGTATCACTCACTTTATCGCCAAGTTTAGGGGTGTAATTTTGCTTTGATGTTTCCATATTATTTCTCGTTTTGTTATAAGAAAATATATGTTAATCTTTTGTAGCGGATTTGTCAAGGTATGGACGTAAAAAAACCATCAAGGTTGCGCGTTTCTGAATAAGATTAAGCGTGATGGTTATATTGTGGCGAGGGAAAGATACATAATCCCGAAAAATGTTTATTAAAAATAATAAGCCCTTCCCTCGACGAGCATTGTACACCAACTTAAATATAAAATGCAAAAAAAATCGCGGATAATATGCAAACCGCGATTTTCTCTAGTTCTAACAATGAAAAAAAATAAGCTTATAGGCAAGCTCAACCCAAATATTATACTAATTGGTCTCTTTTGTCAATAGGTATATTAGTCCAGATCAAAAGCTTAATTTCTCCAGAGCATTTCAGGGCGTTTATAAAGTCCCATAGTTCTCTAGCGGTTCTATCTGGTATTTGATCTTTTAAATACCCATTCACCTTCCCAGCCATTATTTTTCCATTATGCTCTAGAAACCTGTCAACATTCTCGCCAGATATTATTGTGGGTATAACAGGCTTTTTTACGCCTATTTTTCCTCTGATCTTTTTCTGTGATCTTTTCCATTTAGCCATTAGTAACTACAAAACCCCTCTTGGTTATCAATGGCGGCAACTTCACCACATCTAGAACACTCATAGCCAACTGATTCGCGCTCTAAAACCCAATCATGTCTAGGAGCTTTAAAAGGCTTAATGTCACACTCCAGCGGACTAGCCGACATATCTTCGCCCTTGACCAGAAAGCTGATTCTATCACTCAAAGCGTTAGCCTTAACAAACTGAGAAAACATGTCAGAGCCATTGTATCTCTGTGACATTTGCTCGTCAGTCAAATAGGGCTCAACATTCATTATCCCAACGGGCTCTATACCACAATATTGCCCTTTCTTTTCGTCGGCTAAACATGCCGACGACAGAGCAACCAAATCATGAAAGCTCGGTATCTTAACCTGTTCTCTCTGAGGCTGAACATCTAAAACACCCCATTGACCGAACATCTTTTCATTGTCAGGTAAATCCATCCACTTGTTGTAAATTGACACCTTGTCAATAATATCTTGTGGAGATGGATTCCCTATAAACGGTATCTTAACCCCGTTATCTGTCTGGTTTATAAAAACAAATTCGCTAGACCCTATTTGATCGCTAACAACACACTTAAACCCGCATATCTCTTTCGGGGTGTCATCTGCTGATACAAGCCTTACCTCTCCAGAACAAGCGTCAGAGAAATCGAATACAGCTCCATCCATGTCAATTTCTGGATTGTCTTCTAGCCACTTAGTCCAGCGTAAAGACTTTATGAAATAATCTAACATGCTTTGTTGCTCGGGAGAGACAAAATAAGGGCTCGTCAGGCTCTCGTGGTCGTTCTCAAACATTGTATCGGACAACTTCAATAACTTGTTGTACATGCCAGTTTCTATCGCTACTAATGTAAATTTTGTTTTACTCATTTTTTCCACCATTGTTTATGTTTATACCACCACATTGAAAGACCGACGCCCTCCAGTACAATCTCCCTAGCTCTTTTTGGGGTGGGGGCTGAAACCTCAGCGAACAGAGTTACATCTGGGAGCTCCGTTCTCGTAAAAGCAACCACCCTCATTGGTTCAAACCTTGCTTTGATGTCTTTACGTCCAGAGGTTGCTCTCACAAGCTTGCTCATGGTTGTCTTTACCGACTTAATCGCCTCGTCGTCACTCTTGGGGGCTTTGTCGAGCTTAGATACTATAATCATCAACTCTCTGAGCCTGACTTGACAGGTGTTTTGAAAAACCTCTATTACGTTTGATTGACTCACTTTTCACCCCCTCTTGATTTAAGTTTTTTAAGCCTTAATGATTCCGCTTTTTTCTTAAAATGCTTTATTCTTTTTTTGCGTTTTGCAAGCTGAGCTTTTTTACTGTTTTTCATATCAACTCCGCCATTTTTTCTAGCTTTTCAACGTCTATGTCTTCTTGCTTAAGACAGGCTCTATACAAATCCATGTCCATGTTCTTTTCAATGTGATCTGATAAGATTTTATTTAGGGTTTTGGGGTTTAAGGCGTCAACCTCCCATGAGCTTGTACCAAACTTCTTAATATAACCCTTCGCCCTAGGGTCAGTTACCTTGGCTGGATTAGGAGGCGGTTTGTGCTCCTTGATCTGAGCTGTGGTGATAGCTATACAATCAACGGAGAATTGCTCCTGTATAAATTCTTTTGAAATAATAGCTGTGGCGGCTTTCCAAGCGTCCTCATGGTCGATTGTTGGATTGTCGTCAGTCATGTTATCCGATATAACCATGACGTCACTCTCTAGACTATCTGGCAAGTCACAACCAACGCTAAGCATGTGACCGAGCCTGTCCCTCACATCTCTTATCATATCGACGCCGCTAGGATCGTGATCTCCCAAGTACAATATCTTAACTTTTCTACCAGCCTCAAGCATTGGCTTGGTTCGCCTGTAGGCGTCATGTATAGCTGTTACAGAGCCATAACCCCTGTTGACCAATAATCTAACGTGGTATTTGGATGTGATTCTAGTAAGAACTCCAGACAAGGCATCTTTCTCTACCCATACCTCAATGTAAGTATCTTGGTTTTTCTGGCGGTTTAGCCTGTAATGGTTTATCGCGTCTTGGATGGCGTGGGAAGGGCTAGTCACAGAATATGTGATCTTAGCGGCTCTGAGTCTATCTTCTATGGCGTCCCAGTCTACCCACCCAGCCATACGACCCTCTTTGAGTAGCTTAGAAAGCTTTTTGTATTCTGTGTCTTTATTTGGGATGATGTCTTTTGAGACAAGCTGATAATAAAGTTGTCTTAATGTCATTGTGTATCCATCCTGAGCATACTCTTTAATGATCTGGTTAATCATTACTAATTGTTCTTGATTTTTTTTACTTAGTTTTATCTCTCTAAATTTTTCTTTTGTCATGTTACACCTTTTATTTAATGAAGCTATAGTATAATAGCGGATTTGTTTTCAGTCAAGTTTATTCTCTATTAAAATCTCAAAATAGAATTTTCCTTTAAACGGTTTTGTTTTTGTTATATTAAAAAACTTAGCCACTTTTAATATGTATCTCTTATGGTCTTTACTTTTCTTTGTCCTTGGTTTCTTTGGTAGCTTGGCGATACGCTTGTGCAACCCTCCTAGATACCAATCCCTGAAACTCTCTAAATCTAGAGAACCCTTGTAATGATTTATTATTCTCTGGCAAGGTATCATGTTGTCCATGTTATGTGCGGATTTGTTTTTTATTTGCTTGGTTCTCCAATTCCTTAATATTGGTTCTATGTGGTCAACTTGCCAATTCTTTTTTAATTTAGTCCCTGAATAAGCGCATTTGCCTGAAAACTTAGCCTCTATTATGGCTCTATTTTTAACTGATATGTAAATCGGCATTATCGCCCTCCACTCTTTCTTCTGGGAAGACTCTATCGAGAGTTTCATTCACAAATGTTAATTCCAATATTTCCACGTCTTCATTTGAAATAGACCTACCTGTCTCTCTTGAAAAAGCCCCTTCTGGGGTGAAAATCCAATCCTTGTTGAAGTGCAGAACTTTAAGGACGTTTAACCAGTCTTTATCTGAATTTTTTACTAATGTTATTTCTACTTGCATATTATTTTCTCCTAATGTTTCACGTGAAACATTCTTTTGTCGATTGCTTTATTTACTTTTCCTATATTAGATATTTTTATACTCTCTTTACAAATCCACTTTCCATCGCTACGTTTGAAAGTCCCAAAAGTTGTGTATATAAAATCTGGGTCGCAACTGAACATTTCAAAAGTCATTAAAACTATGTTTCTGTCAGTATCAACTATTTCTACCCCTTCTCTAAAAAACATTCTTATATACATATTATTTTCTCTCGCTTTTCCAATCGAACGGAACTGTTCCGCCGCCATTCTCGAATATTCGATCAACCGTAGTTTCTCCGACTATCTCAATCAACCCCGTTTTATCTAGATTGGTGAGAAATATTGTCGGCAAATTCTGTTCGTATCTCTGATTCACTATTTGAAACAAAGATATTTTTTCAGCCTTGCTACCGAACTGAACTCCAAGCTCGTCTATGACCAGTAAGTGATAAGATGAATACCTGTCAATAACATCTTTTTCATGCTTGTCGTAATGCCCCCATGTGTCTCTGATCTCTGATATTACAGTAAATATATTAACGTATTTACAAGTGGCTCTATATCTAGTTATCACAAACTTTATTATTGCGATTGCCAAATGGGTTTTGCCTGTTCCTGTAGTTCCGAAAAATATCATGCCGCCAGTTCCTTTGCTTAGTATCCTTAAGAAATTTGTGGCGAAATCTAGGGCTATTTTCTTCACCTTTTTTTTTGCTGGGGTTGGGTCATTCCAGTTTGAGAAGTCCTTATCTTTAAACTTTTTAGGTATCTTAGACTGCTGAGCTAACAGTATTTTATACTCCCTTATTCTTTGCTCTCTATCGTTATCCAAAATTACACCCCTCTTGAGAGAACTCAGCTTTTTTAACGGTGGTTTTTTTAACGGTCTTGGTACGCTTTATGTGTTTAACCCAATTACGTCCAGCGAGCTTCCAGTTAGACATAAGCTTGCGCTTGTTTTTCTTTCCTACTTGCCAACCGTTTTTATTATAGAAATCCATAAATTTTATAGTTTCTTTTTGGGCGAATAATGAAGAGAGGTGAATCTCTTCAAAGTACGCCTGTACTTCACTTTTCTCTGGTTTCTTGAATTCTGTTTTTCTCACTCTCTGTTTTTTCTTAAACTCCGTTTTACTATGTGTTGGGTTCAACCCGTGTTCGGCTGACCCCATGTACGGGTCAACCCTACACGGTACTGGATTAAGCATATAATCATATCCTGAAAATTTGCCTTTAGAGCCCTCCACTTTTGTTCTTGATACCCACCCACTCGCAATAATGACCTTCCAATGGTTAGCTATGGTTTCTCTGGTCTTAATATCGAATCTCTTACAAATGTCCGTGTTATTAACCTTCCATCCATCTGGCTTGGTGTATAGGTAGGCTATAATCCTGTATTGAGCGTCGCTAAGAAATAAATCTGTGCATAGCGCATTTGGTTGTGGGCTGTATCTTGACTTAAGTCTGTTCCTTAATATCGACATCATACCTTCCTAGAGAAAATTGGTGTGTACTTATAATAGTACGCATCAACTGACTCTTTTAATATTAATCCCATCTCTACGAGCCTGTTAGTAGCTTTGGCTATATAGTCTCTTCTTGTTAGGTGGTCGCCACAAATTTTAAACTGCTCGTTAGATAATACAGCGGATGACCTTTTTGATAGTAAAGTTTGCTCGTATATAAGGATTAGAGCCTTTAAAGCACCCCCTTTTAAGGACTTCATGTGGAGCTGTATACAAAACAGGCATTTATCTAAGCTTTCAACGTCACGAGAATATATTAAATTCTCAATGCTACCATCGCTGAGCGTGTTTTCCGCCTCTATCCTATACTTAGGGGTTACATTTGCCCCTTTCCTGTATATAGAGCCTGTATGTAGGTTTATGGTCATTCTTTCTGAACTTATTTCTTTTCCTGTCTCTTTGTCTATAATTTTAAATCGCATATTTTTTTCTCTTTCAATGTTTTGTATGTTTCACGTGAAACATCGTATTAGGATTGTCGGTATGGAGGTTTCCTTTTACTTTTATATCATCAAGTCTTAAGTGGTCTTTAACAAAGCCATGTCTACAGATTAACAATTGTCTTGATCTTACCTTGTCCCACTCACCCCTTACAAGCTCCCTTATTTTTAGGGTCTCATAAAATGGGGTTAAGTTTGTGATTGTTTCTTCCACAATCCATAGACTGTCACCCAACTTGTCGTGGTAAACCACATCCGCTAGGTTAATCATTGTCATATTTCTTATCCATCCTGACAGATAAGAATTTACAAATCTTGAAGAACGTCGGACTGCCTTTTCTTGCTATCTTTTCACCAGAGGTAAAATGATAGAATATTTCAGCAACAAAGAATTTCTGGGCTTTTTGGGGTACTGATCTGTTTTTTCTTTCCCAGCGAGTAAGCTCCCAAAATTTATAAACGAACCCAAAAGCTTCCATTCTTTCCGCTCTTTTTTTATGGTCGTCAATACCTTTTGCGTCCATTATTTTACACCACGTTTCAAAAGCATCGTCCCCAATAATATTGGCTTGCTCTCTTAATATAACTGTCATTGATTTTTGCATGATTATTTTCCTTCTCTAATAAAGACTTTTTTAGCCTTGGTTGATTTTAATGATTTAATTAGTATAGCTTGATTAAAGGCTAATACTTCTTTGTTGTTTTTAATCTGATCTGTTGTGTTCATCATCTGGCACAACCTAGCCAGTATATTTGCCAGATCACTGGCAAGCAATTTTTCTACAGTAGCGTAATTGTACTGAGCTGTCACTGAATAACTATCGCAATAAAGATATACAATAAGATCGTTTCTCTGTTTTTTTACCTTTATTTTTCCAGCAATTATAAATCCGCAAAACATGAAAGCCCCCTCTGTTTTGTTTGTGCTTACTGCCGATATAGGCATCTTAAGTTTTTTATCTTGCATGGCTTTGAACCTCCTCAATGTGGCTGTTAAATATTTGAAAGAACTGATCTAGGTATCCAGATAAATCCTCGTAAGACGTTGACACCTCGTTAAATACGGCGGATGTGTATGAGGTTATCCTACTATTAATGTTAACCCTGACAGTCATTAGGTATTCTTGTTTTGTGCCAGACATTAGTTTGAAATTAACGGATACGGTACAACCCCTTCGCTCTGCAATGTCTTTTATTCCCTGTTCCAAAATATCCTTTAATTGGTATTCTTTTCTGAATAGGCTGACTATAAACCCAATGACAATTTTGATAAATGCTTTCATTAAGATTGACCCGCCTGACTGTCCTCAATGGCTTTCATTTCTATTAAAGAAAATTCTCCATCTGGGTATGCGGCTGTAATACCCATTACTATAGTCTTATCAATCTCCCGCCTTGTTAATATCACTGGCTGGTTTCCAAATACAGTACCAAGGAATCTAAGGTTGTCTGTTTTTATACTCAGCTTTTTTGAGTTATTTATTTGGGTCAGAGTCTTCCACCAAGTAGCGTTAAATTTTTCGATATTTTCTTCGTATCTTTTTAAGTGAGCGACCCTCTTGTCGTGATATTCTGCGTAGATTATTTTTTGCTTAACATTTGTATCGGTAAAAATACACGAGTTTTTCTCGCTGTCAATATTTGAGAATCCAGTAGATGGCGGCTTACCGTAAACAGTAAAATAACACTCAAGGTTGTGCTTAGAGTCTAGATTACTTTTAATGTAAGCACACCCCATTAAGTTCCCGTTGAGCACAGTAAGTTCGGTAATGCCATTCTTTATAGAGCATTTTATTCTGGTGACTTCTTGGGTGCTTTTATGGGTTGCAATTATAGATAATTGCTTAAGGAAGTGATTAGGTATTTTATTTAGTTGCATATTTTATTCTCTGTTTTGAATTAATGAGGTTGCATTATAATAGCAGATTTGTTTTTGTGTCAAGTTATATTTGCAGATTTGTTTTTATGTTGATTAATTGTGGCGTTTCTGTTAAATTACTGGCTCTTTAACAATAACGAGAAAAATATGTCAGAAGAAATTAAACAAAAGACTTTAGTAAACCCTATTCTAATAAATTGCCCAGATATTTTCCAGTCGTACCCAGAGTTGAATGCAGAGGACAACCCTATCCAAGTTATCATGGAAACGTGTCACGACATTGCAAGATCAAAGGGTTGGTGGGATAAAACCAAAAAACCATTCACAGAATTTATTTCTCTGGTACACAGCGAGCTTGACGAGGGGTTTGACTATCTAATGGGTTCACTTGAATCTGGACGAGATATAATGGACAGCCATTTACCTGACCAGTCTGGTTTTGTGGTTGAGTTAGCAGATACCGCCATTAGAGTATTGGACTGGCTAGGTAACGAATCCTTAGATATGGACGAGTGCATAAATAATTTATTTATGGAGCACGTCGAGGGGGGCGAACTCAAAAAGATAAGTCAATTAGGGTTGACTATCTCCGATTTAACTAGGAACTTCGCATTAGGGAAATACCTAAAAGAACACGCCTTCGTTTTTGTGGGTGATTGCCACTCCAGACTTTCGCAAGCCCTTGAGCTGAACAGGGTGGGTACAAGTACATCATCTCAACAAGTGTATAACTTGCTTTGTCGAGTATTTATTAATATAGTTGTGTTCGGAAATAGGATGTTTGGGGTGGGGGTAATGGAGTCTGTTATCATTCAAAAGTTAAACTATAATATGTCCAGAAAGAAAATGCACGGAAAAAAGTTCTAAATAGATTGACAATAAAAAAAAGGTGTGTATGATTCGTATCCGTGGATGGCTCTATTTAATGAAAGAATAAATCTGCTTATTTATTCAAGCCCCAGTATTTACACAATACGCACCTTTAGCCAGACATCGCCTCTTCCCGTAAGATCAGAGGTGTTAATACTTCAACCTTAGTTTTTACCCTCGTCAACCAATTCCAATACATCTACACTACAACTATACAAATCATTTTCTGGTGATTTTGCTATTGTCATATTGTTTTGGATTGAACCCCAGACCGTAGTAAACTTCATGGCTTTTTTATTGGCATAGTCTGGCATCACAACAACGTCTCTAAACCTGTGACACTCCATAGCCATCTTAGCGTAAGACTCAGTATACATATTTTCATAATTAAGAGTGGCATCGTCGTGGAGACCATGAGCTACCTGAAAAGGCATGTTTGACTTTGTTACAGATATCATTCTTTGAACTGGAGCGGCTTTTGGATACCCAGCGGAATTCTCCTCGTTTCTTTGTAACTCTCCGTTACTTAGATAGGTTATCCTAGTTCCACCATCAAATAAGGATTCTCCAGATATTTGCGTATCTTGAGAAAACAAGCTACCCATCCAGACTCTTCCAATCTCAAACCTGTTTGTTATCCCACCAACCAATGGAGGCGTAATGGATATTTTTACCTTATTTACAACTCCAGACACCCAATCACAAGGGTCGTCAAAAACAAACCAGTCGTTTACTTGAAAGTTCCTTCTTAGGTAATAGTCATCATCTAAAACTAATGTCTTGACTTTTGAGTCAATGAAAACACCCAAACCGTCTACACGTTCCCACGTTGCTGTTATTACTGTGGTTGGTGGGAGGTTGTGACCACAAAAACCTATTACCCTAAGACGCCTTAAGTCTGGGTATTTTTTATCGAAATCTTTATAGTGGGACAACACTATGTCTAAGCCGCCATCCTCAAACTTTAGCTTGTCATTTGCAACGGTGTTGCCTATTGATTTATAGTCCCCTTGCGTTATTGTTCCGCCGACCTTCGGCTGTACGTCCAGCAACCAAACAAAGTCATTGTCTGGGTGGCTAGATTCACGCACCCAGTCAAAATAACTGAATGCGCCCTTTGTTTTATTAATCGTCATAATTTTCTTTCCTTTAGTTCCATAGAGTTAATGTAATTTCATTATTGGCGTACTCGAATCTCTTTCCGACCAATACATGTACTTGCCCTTCAAATAGGATAAAATCCCCATAATCTAGGCTGATGATAGCTAATTCATCTATCGTTACTGGTATCTCTGTGAAATACCGTATTTTGGTATATAGAGAGCAAACTGAGTCTATCTCAGGGATGGCGTTAGCCGTGTCGTGCAAAAGTGTGTCCTTGTGACAATTTGATATTGCATGGGAGTAGAAACTATGAATTGTCTCATTAGTTACCCTTACTCTTCTGTATTCTTTGGTCAACAAAGCTTTTACTTGTGGGGTGACTATAGCCGCTATTCTATCCTCGTCAAATACATAATAATTCTTCCTTACGCCAATTCTGTTTTTAAGACCTTTTGCCCAGTCCGTGGAGATTTTTGGAGTTCCAGCTTTGTTGCTCTCGTTTATCTCAAAGACATGCGGCTGACCATCTGGGTTCTTTAAATAGTTCATGGTTAATCGCCCATCTGGAGATTCTAATATCCATGAATTAAACGACTTGTTTAGTTCATTTATTACTGTCTGTATATTCACGGACTTATCGGTAAAATATCCTATTTCGTAATTTTTATCAGCCTCAACATTCTCGAATGAAGTCCAGTTAATCTTGGCTGTATCTATCCCGCCAGCCGTTAAAAACAAATGCTTACAGAAATTTACTAGGGTGGATGTTCCTGTCGATGCGACATCGAAAAGTTTCATGTTTTGCCCTACGCGAGCATTAATGGCTACGGTAGGGTCATTCTCCCAAGAAAAATATTTACCCTTGGCGACAAACTCAACAGTTACAATTGTTGTGGCGGCTGGGACAGGGATTGTTGCTACAACCTGACCGCCAGTAACCACGTTAAAAGCTCCAACCGCGCCAGCTTGTGGATATACCGTTGCTGTTATCTGGTATCGCTGACCTATGATTAATTCATGTTCTTGATATTCGACCTTTGACGTTGCTCCAGCGGCACTAACAAACTGAGCTGTCCAACCAACTTGAGTCACTAGAGACCCCGCCTGATCTGTCACAACCCATCCGCCAGTAACAAAGTTAGTATAGTAATAGCCATCTAACCCAGTGAATATATTCACGACTCCTACAGCTCCGCCATCTTCATCCAGAGAAGCTCCATCCATGTCTGCGGTTATTACTCCATAATCTGGAGATGCCAACTTTATACCCAAACCCGTGGCGTAAATGTTCCATTGTAATGACCAGTCAAATGCTGGGGCGAGAGGGTCAAAACGACTACCGTTGTCAAATACGTCGGTGTACTCAATAATATTTGAGTTGCACCCGACAAACTCGTCTAAGATTGGGGCTGTGGTAACTAATGGGCAAGCCAAGACCTTTCCTATAGCCATAGGGACGTTTCTGTAGTGTATGGCACTATGAGGGGTGTCTACCGCAAATATCTTTTGATTGGCTGATTTATCCAGCTCAGAAATGCGGCTGGATATTTTTAATAGTTGAGTGTTATTAGATTTTGAAACAGAGTCAATGACACCTTTAAAAACACTCTGGGTCGAAACTCCTCCAATCGTGGAAGCTTTCACGATAAAAAATTCTATCGTGGCGTCTCTTATCCTTGTGTCTTTGTGTAGGTCTGGATACCTTATCCCAGATATTACCATATTGGAAACTGAGGATGTTGGCTTGTCTCCCCATATATCTAATCCGACCTTACCTGTATACGTTGGTATTTTCAGAATGCACGGCTCAAAAAAAGCTATGCCCGACTGGTCTGGGTGATAGGTGTTTATGGCGGAGTCAGACCAATTAAATAGCTCTGTCTCCGCTGGGTCGTTCATGTTTACTATGGCTATGAAAGCCGTTTGATCTCTTATCATCTGCAATTTGTCCGTTCGTTTGAAATTAAAGCATCAGCTATTCTATCTGCATTTTCTTTACCAGCTCTGGTAATTGCGTCAGTATAGGTTGATAGCGCATTTGTTATTTGATTATTTGATTCTATCACGGCATTCGCCATCTTGCTAGTCATACCATCTCCACCAGAAGATTGTCCGCCAAATGGTAGACTGTAATCCTCAAGACCTTTAACCAGCCAAGCTGGTAAAATTGTTTCACCTTGGTGGGCTTGAATAACCTTGTTGGATTGCAACTTCTTGACCCCACTCGCAAACTGTGGAAAGGTAGGGCTTCCGCTGGTGGCTGTTGGTATATCACTAATAGCGGTTATGACGTCCCTTATGCCAGTATTGATAGAGCCAAGTATGCCTGTCTGTATTTGATTTTCAGTCCTTATATCCCTTGTAATGATATTTCCAGAATCTTCGCGAGTCACTATTCTGTTTAATATCACATTGCCATCAATTATGGCATTTCTCTGGGCGTCCATTAGATTTATTTGCTGGGTGAATTCAGAGATAAAATCAATGTTGTCAAAAAATGGAGCTAACTGGTTTGCTTGATCTACTGGTAGCTCAGCTATAGCCGCCTCCATATCCGCTATTGCTTGATTAGCATCGGCTTCATTGGTGGCGTTTTCTATGGCTTCTAAAAATGGAGCTAGGAAAGTCGCGCTGGTCTCAGGTAATTGAGCTATAGAAGCTTCAAGAGCGTCATTCAACAGGCTTTGAGAGTCTGCTAAAACGCCTAACTGTTCAGCTATGCCCTCTCCAAGTGTGGCGGCTAAAGCTAAAATTTCCACACCCAGTACATTACTGATATTCGCTAATTGACTGGTGGTCTCTACGGTCATCTCTTCTAGATTTACACCCAAGTCCGTAACCAAGTCAGCCATGCTAACGCCAAGGCTATTGGCGAGCTCTAAAACTGGTTGATTTACAAATCCAGCGAGATCACTTAAATAGATAGCCAATTGCTGAGCTAATTCTAGTCTCTGTTGGGCGTATAGGAGAGCGTCCCTAGCTTCTCTCTCAGCGTAAAGCTCTTCTAGTTGAGCGGATGGTATTAATACCACTGGCTGGGTTTGTGGGACTGGCGGCTCTGAGAGTGTTACCCCTATTGATTGCAGACCACTTATAACCGAATCAAATATATTTGTATAGTCATCCCCAGAGGCGAAGACATCACGGGCAATGCCAAGTAAAGTTTGCGCCATTGCTGGGAGCTGATTCATGGCGTCTACGTCACCACCCTGAGCCAGAGCCAGCATCTCATTAAACTGGGAGAAAGCCTCGTTAAATTGATCTGTTCTTGAGAGTGGCGATAGTTGCTCGTTTATCAAGAGGGAGTCGATAACTTGAGATATTGACTCAACGGCTCTTAATTGGTTTTCGTACATTTGTATGGCGGAATTGCCTACATTATTTATAGATGTAACCTGTTGACTTTCTAGGTCGGCTATCTGAGCGTCTAAGTCGTCTCCATATAATTGATTTATTAGGTCTACAACTCTTTTTCTTAGTTGCTCTACAATGGCATCTGTTTGGTTTGCATAGACAGCTTGTATGGCGGCTAAGTCTTCGGTTGAAGCACCAGCTCTCCCAGCGGCTATAGCCAATTGATTGGCTATGTCTATCTGCTCCTCAAGCTCCAGACCTAGAGCATAAATAGCTGTACCATACTCAGTGCCGCTAACGCTTAATAGCTGGGCATTAAACGCCTGTATAAAGTCTAAGTAATTTTGCTCTGCCTGTACAAGCCTTAACATTTCCTGATTTAGTGCGGCTAAGGCTTCTGCGGCTTCTAACCATTGTACCAAGTCTTCTGGGGCAAGGTCGTTCAACTGAGCCTCAAACAATTCTCTGAATTCACTCAAGTCTATCTCAGAGTCTAGACCAATATCACCCAACTGAGAAACAGCGGAATCGACTAGAGCCTGACTGTTGGCTAGAGCATTTTCTTGTGCCGTATAAAAATTTTCAAAATAGGTTTGAACCATTCCAGAAGCGGCTTCTATTCCTCCAGCCATTGTAACGAAATCAACAGAAAACTGAATCAAGTCATCGCCAGCAAGATCGAATGTTGTTGCCATTCTTTCTAGCAATATCTGAAACAAGGACTCTGATTGGATTATTCTTATATAGGTGTCACTCAGGGTTTCGTTGGCGGCGGCGTTTGCCTCAACGAAGTTTGTGGCGGTTATTAGGTTTTCAAATATGCTTGTACCATCTAGAATTGGTTTTGTTGCCAACAATAGAAACTGACTACCCTCTAACAGCATCTCAGCGTTACCACGCCATCTCTCAGCGATAAAGTTTGCCTGATCTACCATTCTGGTCACTTCTACTTCTATGGTGTCCCAGACACCCTCAAAATCGAAATCGTCACGACCCTCGTTGAATCCAAATCCATTCCTAGTCTCAGTGAATGTTTGCTCAACTTGAGGTAATGCGGCATTTATTACAGCCAGTATATTCTCAGCTAATAAGCGAGATGAAAACTCGTCAAAACCTTCATCGTACTGTCTTCCCCCAACCGTTGAATATTGTCTTGTTGGATTTCCTTGATCGTCAAAGTCTGTTCTATAAGACCCAGCGACCAACTCTGGAATAATATCTGAATTCAAGTAATCTACAGAAGAGCTTATAACTCCTATAATGTTATCAAATAACTGGGTAATTGCGGCTTGCATATCTCCAGATATACCCGATATGGCTGTCTCCCATTCTCTCCCTCTGAAAAATGATCTGTTCCTGACTTGGGTTTGAGATACAAATCCGCTACCACCCTGAGCCCCTATGTCTAGATTTTGGAATCCGCTCTCGAATTCAAATGCTGTACCAAATAACTTACCACCAGTCAAAGCGTCAACAGCCAAAGCAATGGCGGCGGCTATCTGACCCCAGACTGGAATCATACTGCCTAACGCTAATATGGTAGAGGCTGTGGTCTCAGCCACCCTACCCAATACATCCTGACCCTCAGTGCCTTGCCATATACTTCCTATTTGACTAGCCACACCAGACAACTCATTCAATCCATCACTGAAATTCTCTGGGGTTGAAAACATACTGGTTATCCCATTCTGGAAAACTTCAAGACCTTGAGAGAATCCTCCAGCCGAAAATATATTCCCTAAAAACCCCTGAGCGGTGTTAGCTCCGCCACCAAATATACTGGAGGCGTCAGCTTCTCTCTTGTAGGCATCAACAAGCTCGTTAACCCTTTCTGTTGTAGCGGTTACACCATCTATCTCTAGCTGTCTCTTTGCTTGTAGCCTTAACTTTTCGTCACCAACGGCTTTCATGATGTCGATTTCATCGTCCATCGCATCTATTATGGCTCTAAACTTCTCCTCTTCTGTTTCCAAATCCGATGCACTCTTTATGAATGAAGAAGTTAATATATTCCAAGCCTCCCAGTATTCAACAACATTAAGGCTTCCATCTGCCATAGTCTCATTAAGGTTGCCTAGTTTAGACTCAAGATCATCTGAGAGAGCTCCTAGAGGGTCGATGTTTTTGGTTGCTTCCGCCAAAGACTTGTTGAGTTCGTCCAGACGTTTTTTCTTCGCTGTAGCCTCTTTCTTTATTCTAGCCGCCTCTTTTTTATCTGCGGCGGCTAACCTAGATTTTTCAGTCCTTAAATTTTCATATTTCTTGGTTAGCTTGACTAATTGGTTTTCTAGTTTCTTTTGGAGTTTGACAAACTCTGAGCTTGCTCCCGCCGAATCAATTAGGCTTGCTTCATATAACACTATTTCAGCTTTTGTCATCTGGAATGTATCTATAGACCTATTTAATTCGTCTATTTGCTTCTGAGCTGAGACAGTCCATTTTTCTATGTTTTCGTTAGCCGAAGTCTGTTGTTTGACCAGAGAAAGTAATCCGTTTTTAGCTAAGCCGTATGCTGTATTTAGAGAACCATATAAAAGACCAGACTCAGATACGTTTAAGTTGTGGCGGATTAGCGTAGCGTCAGCTAGGGTGAACTCCTTATTAATCCTTTGTACGGTTGATATGTTTTCCTCAACCTCCGCTCTGAGCTTGTTAAAGGCATCCTCAGTGGCTTTAATTTCCGCATCTGTGGAAGCGACCCTACTACCAGCGGCAAATTGCATCAACATTCTTTCTTTTGCGTCTCCGAAGCCAGCGAAATCCACCAACTCCTCTCCTCTAACTTTCTCCTTTTTAAGCTTTTCTATCGCCTCTCTTAATCTGTCCGCCTCAATGATTGCTTGTTTTAGTGACTCATTAAAAACAGGGATATCATCTGTACCAAAACCATCGGCACTAGCTGTCTCAACCTCCTTCATTGACGTCTGATATGCGTCGGAGAAGTCAACAACTTTTTGTTGAGAGTCCACCATCCAGCTTATTAACTCGATTCCAGCGAACAAAGCTACTCCCCACACACCACCAAGCAATGCAAATCTTTTATTTAGTACCCCAGTAGCCCTAGACAATCCTATTGTCGCGGTTTCCGCCACCCCTAAATATACGACGTGTTCAATCAACCCTATTGTCGCCTTTAGGATTGCCCCGCCAAGTTTAGCAAACAAACCTACAGCTATAAAAGTCCCTATAGAGCCAAGGTTTTCAGAGACAGTCAGGATAGTTGACGCGAGTATGCTGGTAATACCTACTGTATCCTCAACGCCTTTTATGAAAAGCTTTAAGTTTGTATCTGCATTTGATATGGCTCTTCCAACTGTTAGGGGTAATTTTGCGTACTCAGCACTCAATACAGCCGACTGGTTCAACATGGCGTTAATTACCAGTTCTGAGGTAAGCTCTCCAGAATGAGCCATCAATAATAACTCACCCCTCGTCTTACCTAGTTCCTTTTGCAATACTTGAAGAATTCTGGTGGCTTGTTCGGCGACTGATCTATACTCTTCTCCCCTCAACTGACCACTGGCTAAAGCCTGTGTCATTTGGATAATAGCCGCGCTTGCTTCGTGCGCCGTTGCCCCAGAAACCGCAAAAGCTTGGTTCATAGCTTGGGTTGTTTTAAGTAGGTCTACCTGAGAGAAGCTGGCGTCTGTCAGAGATTGTTGCATCCTTGTATAAAGCCTAGATGTCGTCTCTATGCTCGAATGCGTCTCTAGGGATATCCTAGCAAGCTCAGACTGGGCAAAATTGAACTCTCCAACAGAGTTGGTTACAATCTTGAGTCTAGCGTCGATGTTTTTCATTTGATCGGCGGCATTGACAAAATACTGACCAATAGCAACTGTCGTTATTGACAGTAAGGCACTCCTGAAACCGTGGAGGCTCAGAGCTGAGTTATCAAACTTTTTACCAAATGCGCTCCCAGCTTTACTGGTTGTTGCCATTTGTTTATTTAAGTTAGCTAATTCAGTCTTTGTTACTTTTATCGCTTTTAAGCCGCCACTGGCGTCGCCGCTTACGATTATCGCCGATTCATAGACCTTCTTCATTTGCTTTACTCTTTAGATGTTTTGATCTGCTCAGAAACCATTGCCCCAGTTTCAATGAGAATTATAGCATTAAACATCTTTTTTCTCTTTGATTTTTTGCTTATATTATACTTTATCAAGAGATCGACATTATTCCAGTCTAGACCCTTCTCTGAATTAAACCCGCCTTGATGCCTATATTTGTTGGCTAATAACGACCATAGAGCGAAAGCTTGAATGTTCTCGTACTCTATCCATATTTGATCTGGCTCACATATTGGGGCATATTGATCTTGGTATTTATCGTCGTCTAGCGAATCTGTTTTTACGTCGTCCCAGTAGCCATCTCCCATAGATATCAAGCTAGAATCTTCGTCAATACTTTTCTTCACGTCCGACTGATCTGAGAATCTTGTCCTGTACCATTGCTTGCCTATCTCAACAAGGTTTTTATCTAGAAGCCATCTAATGTAATGATTTGACTCAGCGGATTTGTTTTTGTTCTTTTTTTTCATAAAGCATCTCTAAACAAAAATGCACGGACAAAAGCCGTGCATTTTTGATTGAAACATGAATTTTATATTAACCCATGAGAGCGCGTTTTTTAGCCCCTCCAGACATAACCATAAAGATTGCATCAACTAGGGATTGCTTGTATTCTGGAATTTTAAACAGTCCTTGTAAGTTGATATCTGTGTATGGAACTTTTTTCTTTTTGGTGGTCTTCAACATGTGCCAATCCACTATAAGCTCTCTAGCTACGTCAATGTCGGTTTTGTAACCTTCTTCGTTGGGGGATTTCTTCACAGCCTCAACATAGGCTTTAGATTCTTCTATCTCACATCTTCGCACGGTAACAGCCCATTTCACATGTAAAGTACCTCCGCCCTGAATAAGCGCGTAAGTATTAACTGGTACTCTAATTTGATCGGCTATACCAACAAGGTCTAGGTCTGGAGTTTCTACAACACCCTCTCCATCTTGGGTGGCTTGATCTTCCGCTAATTCAACTTTACTTTTATCATTCATATTTTTTTACACCTTAGTTATTATTTATAAAAAGTCATATATTTACGACTGGGTATGCAATATAGCACATTTGTTTTGACAATGCAAAAAAAAAGAGAGTTTTTAAACTCCCTTTTTAGTGTGGTTGATGTTTCCTGGGTTACGTCAGTGTTAATATCAATGGATTTACATGGGTTGGAATTAAGTCTAATTCAAGCCCTAGCTTGCCATCTAAGTCAACCTCGTTAACCCCAGATATTTGACAGTCTTGAACCAGACCACCAATAATAGAGCCAGCTACAATACCATGCTGAAACACTACATCATAAAGGTTAATAGTACCAGAGTGAGACTCAGCTTCTTCAAAGAAGTTTTTAGTGGCTATGTCTGGTGCTTCTATAACCATTTTAGCCGTTGGAGTTCTCATTGTGATAGTCACACCAGCACACCCAGCGCGGTCATGTTGTACGATGTTGTTCCCCATCCCGAAAGTAAACTGGTCAACACATCCTTGCCAACCGCCAATAGTCAACACTGGCGTATTTGCCTTGGTTGATGGCAATGGGTCTTTCCAATCCGTAAAGCTTGGTACGATGGCAACAGCCTGAACCACTGGGCGAATATATTTACCTTGCCAGTTTGAGAATGTAAATCGTGCGAATGTGCCAGACTTTAATTCAAAACCAAAATCACCCATTGCATCAGAACACTGATACCGCATATTGCCGCGTAAATGGTAGCAAGTCATAAACTCTGTATCTGACTGGGTAACGTCGATAGTAGAATAAGTTATGCTTACCCCAGCGTCAACAGTTACATTCATACCACACCCACGTAAAGGAACTCCTAGGGGTGGCTCTACACCAAGAACGCCACTAGCGAAAGCCGAAGCTTTGAAGCTAAATTCGTCTGTTGGTCTTACATTGATTTGAGGCTTAGCCCCCTGAGCGTTCTCGTCATAGTCTAGCGTCTGGGTGTCACCCTTGTAAACGCTATATTCCAACTCCATAGTCTTAATGGCATTTGAGCCATCTGGAATCTCTGGGGTATCTGCCACAGCTTGAACCTTCATTAAGAAATGCTTACCCTTGTACTTATAAGCCATTATTTATTCTCCTTCTTAAGAGAAGCGGCGAGCTCTTTAGTGGGGTCTCCACCTAGTCCGCCTCTTGCTAGTTGATCGAAATCATCCGTACCGCGCCTGATAAATACACCAGCTTTAGTAGGATGCTTAATGCTCTTAAGCTTGGCGACTTGTTTAAGTCCTTCGGCTTGTTGTTTAGAGACTGTTTTTTTACCCGCGCCAGAATCTACTTTGCTTGGTTCTGGGGCGGGTTTTGTTTCTGTCTTGCTCATAGTTTTACTCGCTTTTAGTTTTAAGTTTGAATCTATACGTCAACTCATACCAGATTTTAATTCCATTGATTTCTTTAGGAAACCCGCTACTAAGAATGAGCTCAGTTATGTGGCTGGCTGGTTGTATGCCAAGTATAGCCCTATTCGCGTCTATAATCAACTCTAATACATCCTCTACCTCACAAATGACCCAGCACTTGATATAAGTCTCCATAGTCTGAATACACCCTAGACCACTGTCGTCCTCGTCCTCAGAGGCGTCAATAGCTCCTATGTGTATAGAAGCCAGAGGAAGCTCGTCTATTTCGTAATCTGCTGGGTCTAATGATTCTGATAAGAATATTTTACCAGCCAAGGCATTATTCCCTTGATTTGTGGCGTTCTGGTTTGCTGTGTCTACTATGTTCGATAATATACCCATGCTAAATCTCCTATTTTATTTTAGATAATCTTTTAGAGAATCCAGCCGCAAAATGCTTGGCTATCTCCTCGCCGTTTTTTACTATATTCGCGTCACTAACCATGTGAGCTATCGAGATTGTAAATAACCTCTTAATTTTTCCCTTGTTATTTTTTGTTTTTGTGTTCTTACCTTTGGAATTTAGTACCCTTTTGAAGACCAGCTTTTTGCCTGTTATACTGTTTTTTGGTGTACCTAAGAATCCGCCTTTAACTAAGCCCCTGTTCCCTCTTTTAACAGTCACCCTGACGCCCTTTCTTTTAGTCCCAACAACTTTGGCTGGTGAGGCTGACATCTTATCTAAGCCTATCATGTGACCTCTGTAACTTAATATCCTTTTGTGAGCCACCTTTTTAATTCTAACGGTAGAGAGCTTACCGCCGCCAAGTAAGCTGGCTGGAACTTTGAATTTAGTCCTAACTTGCTTAGATATAATTGTCCTGAGTCGCCTAGTCGTATCCACTTGCTGGCGGTCAAACTCTCTCTGGAATCTGGCTGGGTTAAACCCTTTTGACATCTCTTTCAATCCAGCAAGTTCAAAATTTAGGGTGGTCATTTTACGTTAACCTCGTAAGTTATTATGTACCCATTGTCCTCTATTTGTTTACCCACAACTAAGTCCCTAGACTTCTCTAAATGGGTTAATACTACACCCCTCATTTTTGCTTGGGGTGGCGGCTTAAGGAAGCCAACTACAATTATATTATCCTCCATGATATCACCGTTGTCCATAGACATCATGTGATCGCTAACTGTGGCTCTCACCGTATTTAAAGGGTCTCCATTTATGGGCATATCGTAACCCCAAGTATCTATGATGTGGACAGCAACTTCATTTTCTATATCTATTGACATTTTATTATTCCTAAAACAAAGAAAGGGGGTCTAGTACCCCCTTTCATATTACGTCTAACTATATAAGCAATTACTTATTTAGCGTTTTTCGCATCTTTTGCGGCTTTGGCGGCTTTCTCTAGTGCCGCTTTTTCCTTGGCGTCTAGAGAGTCGATAAAAACTTCGTAATGGTCGGGGTAGAACTCTTCTAACTCTGATACTAAACAAAGCTTTCCTGACTTAACCATGTGTCCTACAGCACTAGGGAAATATTCCTTAATGGTTGGAGTCCATACTAGCTCATTCTCCTTGCGGATGTATTTGCCTTTACTATCTTTTTTCCACGGAGAGACATCGCTAACAACGCCATCTGCGTCAGGTAGATCAACATAACCGCTTAATGCCATAAATTTGGCTTTCTTTTCTTTTGTGTCTTTTCTTAACATAATTTTATACCTTAATTTGAATTTGATTGAGAGGGCTTTTAAACCCTCTCATGAATTAACTATATTGTGTTTTTACAGAATGAACTCTCTTGAGTAACTACCGCGTCAACATCTTGGAAAGCGTGTAAGATTATACCACCCTTGGATACGTTAGTAGCTTTGTCTACCATCATATCTAACACTCCCCACATACCGAATACAAGGTCTCTGAAATTACCCAGTAATGCAGTGCCAGCAACCAACCCTGACTTTCTGTGATATGGGTATCCGTTAACTTCACCATTTTCAGCGATTGTACCACCTACTCCAGCAAACTTAAGAGTCTTTTTCCAAGAACCAGCAACAGAAGGAGATACAACCCAAGCCATGTTTTCAGTCAAGGCGTTATCTGTGTCAATAGCTGTCTCAAAATCTACAGACTCGTTATGGTTTGGAGCAGTGCCAACAACAGGAACGGTGTTAATCCCAGCGGTGTTCATAATACCTAGAATCTCAGCACCACCAGCACCCTGAAACCCAGCGGTGTCAATTCCGATGGCACATGCTTGTAAGATGCAATCAACAACATAAGCTTCTACCGAAGGGTCTGATTGCTTCATTAATTTACGAGACATAGCCACCGATGCTGTAATGGTTTTGTAAATCAAAGAAACGGAGTCGATCAATGCGTGAGATGGTGTGTTAGCAACATTCTCACCCACCCATGTAGGCACAACTCCACCTAATCCACGAGGGATATCAACATCACCCTGTAAGTTGTTGAGTATTCTAGCTCCCAACTTAAACAAGAATGTTTTTTCATAAAGTACGTCAATGAAATCGCCACCCCTGTGATCTACGCCAACTAGAGCTCCGCCCTGAGTTGCTGAGCTTACCAACATGTCGCGTTGAGCTCTCTGAGGGTTCATTATCCTAGAAAAGTCATTCTGCTTCTCTGCTGGAATAAAGAATCCCTGAGCCGATCTTCCTACACGCTTAGCAACTTCTTGGCTGGCTTCGTACTCCAGCGGACAATCTCGCATTAAACGCTCTATACCACCTTCGTGCATAGCGGTTACAGCGTTGAACAGCGAATATTCTCTGACCTGTTTGTCTTCCATTCCTACGCTTGTTTGGCTTTCACCATTCCTTTGCTTCTCAGCCATGTGGTCGATGACCGCTCGTTGAAAATCTTGTACTGACTTTCCTTCCTGAATGTGTTGGCGAGCTTCTTTGACAAGACCGTACTCTAAGCCTAAGTCTACTATCGCGTTATTATCAGCTATTGTAGCGGAAGCGCGGGCGTTTGCCGCTTCTGTCGCTTTAATTTCAATAGCACGGGTATCAACGGCTGGTACTGTTTGGTTATCAGCATCGCCTGTTTTCTTTACTGGTTTTGGCATTTTATTTCTCACTTTTACGTCAGCGGATTGCTGATCTGTTATATACTTGGTATACCTTGCCACAGAATCTTTATCTGCTGGTACACCAACCGTTGACAACTCAATAGGTAGCCATCTTGTGACCAAATACTCACTTGGTCGGTCTTCTTCGCCCTCAAAGCGGGTGATAGTTTGCTCCAATACGATATAACCGATACTCACATATTTTCGGATACCTTTTATAATGTCTTGGAAAATTTCGTCGGACTCTTTCTTCTCAGAAAACTCAACTCTCATTATGAGTTGTCCTGTTGATTCGTCTATTCGATAGGCTTTGGATACTCCATGTACCTCAGCATGATTGTGGTTGTTACAAAATGATATTCCATCGTCTAGCCTTGATGTGTCAATCGCGGCTTTAGATATGGTTAGCTTTTCAACCCACCAGTATCTATTTATCCATTCACCAGTAGCGGCTACAAACTCACACGTCCTGTTTTCCTTGTCTACGGACTCAGGGATTAAATTCATTGTCTGGGCGAATTCTGACTCTAGACCTGTATCTGGAGTGGCTCTGCCGCACAGCATGGTCTTAAGCTTTTCATCAAACCTTAATTGTGGAGTTTTTAGATCAATCTTCGTCTTTGGCATTCTTTTTGTCCTCTTCGTTTTCTTTATCCGATGTAGGGGTCGGAACAACTCCCGTATTATGCAACGGAAACTGTTCGTTTTCAAGCTTAATACGCTGTAACTCCTCTAATGGATTTAATATGTCCAATTCTCTAGCTATTCTCTCTCTAGAAATAACCTCTATATCCCTGTTAAGTATTCTATAAGCTTGTGCTGTCTTAACTGGGTCAACTGACTTGCTGAGCTTAGGAATGTATTCGCCTACCGTGTACTCTGTGTTTTGTCTCGCTACTGGGTCTTTTATGACGAACTTTCCGAAGTCTAGAGCATACAATATAGCCTTAGATAATATGGGCTCTACGAAGTGCTCAATTAGAAATACTTGAGACTGCTTTTCTATCGCCTCGTCTGTTAATTTTGAGTCCCTTAATGCAGAAAAACTTACGTTTTCATAGTTGTTGGCAACAGCCGAATAGTTGACGTCCATTGATGAAGCTTGAGCCCTAGTATTATCCTTAAGGAAATCAGAAAATGCGGAATTTGGGCGGTTGAGATTCCATTCCTTGAAATCATAACCCACTGGAGCGATTTTAACTGTTCCCGCCTCAACCTCGTCAACCTCCATGTCGTCCACGTCATCTGGCTCTATGTCTTCTTCATCCTCGTTTTTTACATCTATTCCCTCTTGTCCTGTGAACGGCTCATAATGGTCTTTCTGGCGGACAAAGAAACCAGCGGAAGATGCGCCTATTCTCGCGCCAATCAGCTCAGCTTCAATATACTTTCTAAGGACTTCAATTCTAAAAAGAGATGTTGCTATTTTAGGTACGCCTCTTAACTGATCTGGGAACTCTTGGATAAACACATGGGTGACAAACTTAGCTAAAACTCGCTGAGTTTCTCTTTTATGGTATTGCATTGAGTTGGTTGGCATACTTGTTTTCTGCTCTTTAACAAAATGATAAGCAACCACCCTTTTACTCTTATTTAATTCAATACCACATCGTACAACATTGCCAGATTTTAAATCTAGATTTAAGTCCACTGGCAATAGCATTGGGTCGATTTCGTCGATGGCGAAACCGAATTCAAACTCGTGACCGAATCGGTGTATACAGATATACTCCCCATCAATAAATAGCTGGCGTTCAACTCTGTTCTGTATGTCTATAAATGAAAGCCTACCCTTGGCGTCCAACACCCCTTTCTTTGACAGCCGTTTAACTAGCTCAGATACTTGGTTGTTGATTTTTGGCTCAGGACTTCCGCTGGTTTTTACATCTGGTACAAACCTTACGCCAGTGTGTCCTACTATCTTAGACATTCTGAGGCTTACACCTCTCTTAACTAAATCATTGTTCTGGTAAGCGTGTCTTGATCTTGCTAGTAATATATGAAGTTGGGAAGTTATTTGGTAATTTATAGGGGTGGCGGCTGTAGTCCAGCTTGACATGAATCTAGAAGATTTAGCCGCGTCGTAATTCCGTTTCATTGACTTTCCTGAGCCTGACTGTAGTCCATTCAAATTGTTTCTTGATCGGGCTGGAGTCAAACTCGTACCTCTGGCAACCTTTCCTTGCTTTGCGTTAGACCAAACTATCTTTCTTCCGAATATGTTCATCTTTGACTAAACCTAATTTGCTTCATTTGTCTGCCGCTTCTACGAGCCACAGCCTCACGTATCTGAGACAGCTCTCTTTGAAGTTGAGTTCTCAGGGCATACAAACCCTCTCTGTCATAATTCCATACCTCCATATCCCTGTGAGTTATTTTTTGACGGGTGTCTGTTATATTGCTTTCTAAAAATAATTGTATTTGATCTAAAAGCCTTTCTTGAGGATATCTCGTGTCATGACCATCAGCCCCAACACCACTATAATTAACCTGTATCTCTACAGCTCCAGAAGCGATAACAAACTTTCTTAAATTGCCGCCGATCTCCGTGGCTGTAATTTGATATCTATACTTGTCTGGAATATAAGTGGATGCGTCTGGAGCAAAATCAAAAGATTTGTCTGAGGGGCTTCCATCAAAGGTGATTGTTTTTTTAGCAGATACCAGAAAATAACTGACAGTAAATAAATCGGCTGGGAACTTGTCGTAAGTGTCAGTCCATTCTATATACGTATCCGCTACAAAGGCGTTAGGGATGTTTATGTCATTCATTTTTATCAACAAGTTTATTTACCCCGCAATTTTCGCATACTTTTCACCTTTTTCCTATTTATTTTTGGCTTTTGGACTACCCTCTTAGCTGTTTTTTTCTTCTGTACTTTTTTTGGTACAAGGTTATGTTTGGCTTTTAGGGTTCTAATGCTTAGTTTTATGGCGTGATAGCTTGGGTTTAATATCTCTAGTGCCGCCATTGAGTAAACTCTGCAATCTGGGGCTTCGACCCTTCCTTGATCTTCAAATATCCGCCTAGACACCCCCTTTACCTTCTTAACTACAGCAACTATATTAGTAAGCTCGTTGAAATAGTTATCGTCATACCCTCGCCCGAAAGGGTAATGACAGAATCCGTAAGCGATGGACGATTGTTTTAGGCGGCTGACTAGAAAAGTTTCTTTACAGGTATCCACACCGACGGTATATAATAATATGTTGTTATGGGCTTTGAGGACTGTTGGGCGGTTTATTATAGGTTTGCCCTCTCCTCTGCGACCAACTATAGGAAAGTAAACACCCTTATATTTCTTACAAAACTCGTACACTTTTTGCGTGTAATGACCAGCGGAGTCAATGCAAGTTTTCATTACATTCATGACAACACCATCTGGTCTCTCGAATGTTTTAGATAGCTTCTCGTGTAGCTTGTGCCAGAGCTCTGGCTTGTCTGGGTCGCCCCTTAATATCCCATATTCTAAACCCCAAGACTGTTGGTCTTCGCCTATTCCTACTATCTCGTAATGTAAGGAGTCATCCTGAGTATCTACGCCAGCCACAATAACAAGGACATCCTCTGGGCAATCTCCGTAATTCTCCCTCCGCTGTTTTATGATCTCAGCGTCGTTTAACGTCTCGGTTTCTGTCCACACCTCACCCAGAATAGTATTGGTAAAAGGCTTGAGCATTTCTGGTGACTTGTACGAGTCTAAAAACTTATTTCTTATGTCCATCCAAGTGGCGAAGTTTGAATGGAATGTATTTATTCGATATGACTTGATTCTTGTGGATTTTTCTGGGTCATCGCATGTCCATGTACCCAGTATGCCCATTGCTGGTAACTCGTGGTTGTATATCTTGTGGTCACAACCGACACAATCAAAGTATGGTTCTACGGTTTCGTCGTTCTTGTCAAACTTGAAATTCTTAAATAGTAGCTCTTGAAATGTGCCGCATTTTGAGCATGGTAATTCCCTGTGGTATCTCTTTCCCTTGTTGTACCATTCATCTATTCTGGAAGTTCCCTCGTTTGTTGGGGTACTGACGAGTACAATTTTACTATTCCAAAAATTAACTGTTCTGGCTACAGCTATGGTTAATGGGTCTCCCTCCTTGTCCGCTGAGTCACCATACCTGTCTATTTCATCCGCAAGTAAAACCCTCATAGGACTTGAAGATAGCGACGCCGCGCTGTTAGCTCCACATAAATGAATTACTCCTCCAGCGAATTTCTTAGATAGTATTGTTGAGCTTGTGGCTCTTGACTTGTTAGCTCCAAAAATTGCTTTTAAAGCTGGTGACGCTTCAATTGTTGGTGCGAGCCTGTCTTTCGATATCTTCTCAGCCATTGCGAGTGTAGGCATTAGATACATCATGGAGCAAGGCTCTATGTGTGCGAAGTATCCACACATGTTTATTTCTAACTCTGTTTTGCCCATTTGAGCTGAAAACATCAAGACCAGAATCTCTACCTCTGGGTCTGAAATAGAGTTCATTATATCAGCCATGTACGGGGTTCTTTTTACCGAAAAATTTCCTGACTCTGGTGAGCCGCCTTTAGGTATTTTTCTGTATTTTTCTGCCCAATCTACGAGGAGCAATTCTTCGGGTGGTCTAGCGGATTCGATGACCTCTTTCATCATTAGAGATAATGCTGTACTCATTCATCTGACGCCACTGAATCTATGAAGTTGTCGTCTGTAACTAGCTCGTTTAAGGCGGTATCTATCTTTTCTTTGAGGGTTTGCTGTACCTCTAATTTTGTCTTACAGGCTAACATCAATCCAGCCACGTCGGTTGGTATAGTTAACATTTTTTCCTTGAACCCAAACACCATGTTTTTCATAGCCATTTTTATTGGCTTAACCTCAATCAAAGATCGTTGAAGTCTCAACCTCTCAACCTTGACTTTTTTCCTTTGTTGGCGGATGTGTTTTGCTCTCTCGGTATCTAAATCTAAATCTCCCTTTTCAGTTTCTTTTGTTGTAATTCTATAGATTGCCTTTAGTGCGTCTGGGGTCTTGTACACGATTGCCCTTCCTCTACCCTTGACCTTTAGCGGCTGGAGATTTTGCTCCATGAGTTTCTTTTTTATGTACCTGTAAGAGCTACCAGTCATGTCCTGTAACTGGTTTATAGATGCTCTCTCAAGTGGCTTCAAGGCTGACATTATTTCTTTATCAGCTCCAGCAACTCCTCTTCGACTTTGCTAGTTCTAAATTCAATGTTGGCGAAATTTGTAACTGACATACCTTGGTGTGCTCCCAAGTCTCCCAACAATTTCCTGTAATCTCGGTCAGTCATAAGTATTATGTCTTCTAGCTTCTCTACTTTTCTCTCTAGAACTGTGTCAGTTTTTACCATAGGGTCAATCATTATGGAGACAAAAGTTAGTAATCCAGACATAATCAAGGCGATGCTTGTAATGCCGCCAATAATCCAAGCCGCGAAATTAGGCTTGGCTAGTTGGGCGTCCTCACTTCTTTTGTCAAATAGCCTCTGGAGATCATCTCTAACCAGACCGAAAGCATCGGTGAATTTGGTTTGCATCTCTTTCTGGGTTGTTACAATCTGCATCATCGCGGTTGAGATATCTTTTAACTCCTTTTGGTGGTAGTCAAGTCTTTTCTCGTGGCGGATGTGCTCCTCTTTAGTTACAAAGCCGTGGGATTCTTCTGGCATCATCTATCCTTTTTAAGTGTTTGTTTTTCTGCTTCCTTTATTTCAAAAAGTTTTAAATTACAATTATCTAACGCGGCTTCGTATCTTCCTAATACAACAGGGCAATTTTCGGGATTCAGATAAATTGGGGCTGGGTGCGGAGTTGGCTCTAAAAGTCTTTGGTCAATCTTTACCATCTTCGCTGTCTGGGTGTTCACTCGGTGTAACCTCCAGTTTGTTTTTGAACATGAGGTTAGCGATATCGTCAGGATACAGGCAATCGCCATTTTCATTAAAATTTTCAAGTGCTTCATATATATACTCTTCTGTTTGTAATTGTTTTTGTTGGGCTATCTGTGACTTTAAAGAGAATTTTTCTACGGCTAGTGCCATTGAGTTCAATTCCCTTCCAAGCATTTGAGTACATTGACTCAGTTCTGAGGCGACTCCATCGCACAATTCTTTGTTGCTTTCGTTCATGGTTGTGCATACTTTTAGATACGCTTTGTTTGAGCCAGACTTCCAGACGAGTATACCCAGAATAAAGTTTATCAATAAGCTGGCTAATAGAATATAACCCGCCACCCTGAATATCATCGGGCTCGCACTTCTTAAGTTCTTGATACCATCTTTCAATTTTACTAACATAATTTATTGTCTCCTGTGAGTTTCTTTTTCCAGTGACGTTATTCATACACTGTTTTATTTTTAGCCACAACGATTCGTTGCCGCACGTTTTTTGAGCCTTTAGTACATTGCCCAAACCTGAGTTATAACTAGCGAATGATAACTCCCATATCTGCCAGTTTGTTCGATTGGATGGATTCCACTGACCTTTTAAATAAGCTAAGTAAGCTACACTAGCGAATATGTTATCTTTTGGGTTAAATACGTCAACTCCTTTCATTCCAGTTCTATTGATAACAAACTTAAATGTGTTGGGCATTATCTGACACAAACCCTCAGCCCCAGCAAAAGAAACGGCTCTGTGTTTAAAAAGAGATTCTTGATAACACAGAGCCTTTATAACTCTCCAGTCTTCGCCTTGCATAAATGTTTCGACGGCTAATACGTAATATTTGTCGTACCTAAAATCTCGTAAAGATGGTGGCGTACAGGAAAAAGATTGAGAAGAAAGTAGCTGATAGAAAAATAGAAAATGCCACAGGATTAGCTTGCATCTTCTTAATTTGTGTTTGAACATATTCGTTCCCCATTCTTTTAATTAATATTCTAAATGTTATCCCAGCGGACAAAGCCGCTATTGTAGCCATTAGAGCTAGGTTTAACATCTTCCAAATTACTATAGTTTCATTCATGTTGATTGCTCCAATTTAAATAGAGTTTCTTTCAGTAAATAACCCTCTAGAGACCATATTTTATCTTTAGCTTTTTCCCTAGCTACTTTTTTCCCGATTTCTTCATTGAAGTTTTCAGGGCTGGCACATCCGCTAACGCCTACAACTCCATATCCGTTTTTTAATTTTAAACAACAAACAGTCGTCAACGTATCTGGGAAAGTGTGGTATTCCTCACTCGCTATACTCCCTTCAATTATAGCTGGTGTTAGTCTTGGGGCGTTCAATCTCTTTTTAGTAATTTCTTTTTCTAGATTATCTCTATTCATATTTTCACCTGTTGTTAAATTAATTATTGCTTACGAGTGGGTTTATAACACTTTCGGATAATTTTTGCATCTTATTTTTGGTATGTTTCTCCATTAAGTGCGAATATCTAGCCGCCATCTTTATAGACTTGTGACCCAAAATCTCAGCGATATCTTGTAATTGAGAGCCAGACATAGCCAGATAACTTGCGACTGTATGTCTTAATCCGTGGAATCCGAAACCCTTCACCTTACAGGCATCCATAGACTTGATTAACAAACGACGAAAAGATTGATAATTCTTTGACGAGTTTCCGCCGAACGGTTGCCAGTCCCTCCCTCTCGACTTATTTTTTTCTATCAAATCAGACAACGATTCAAATCCAGCTCCAAAAATAGAGACTCGTCTGATCTCCTTATTCTTCGTTTTCCTGATAATGACACAGTTATCCTCCACAGAGAAATCCTTGGCTTTTATAGATAGGGCTTCTCCTACCCTCATTCCAGAAAATGCCAACACTAAAAATAGTCGTGATAGCCTAGGGCTTGTGATATTTATTTGAGATAATAATTTTGTGAATTCATCTGGTTCTAAATACCTAGTGGATGGGGGTGACTCTTTTGGCTTTGACACCTTTTTAACTATATTACTTGGAATCCATTCTAGGTCATTAACCCCATACTCGAAACAGTGGTTTAGCGTTGACACATATCTAGCTACAGTAGATTGCTTTCTTACTGTTTTGCGGCAAGTTATTTCCTTGCCAAGCTCTTCAACCAAGTTTGATATATCTGACTTATTCAAATCCGCCAGAGTCTTAAATCCAAACCCACGGCGGAAGTGACTCAAATGTCCCTTTTTTCTATCGTGCTGATCTTTATCTGTAACTAATATTTTCTCCAGATATCTTTTACATAGATCGTTGACCGTATGTTTTTTTGATTCTAGCTCTGGCAAAATCTTATTCATTTTTATTTTATACTCTTGTTGGGTCGCCCAAGTTTTTGCGTCACCTTTTTTATCAAATGTTTTTTGGGATGGCGGATGTGTTCCGACTCTGACCCGCGCCCTCCATCCAGTACCCTTTTTTCTTGACACCTTATCAAATGTAGCCATAAATTTACGTGTAAGTCAATTTAAAGAACGTATATTATCAATATACTTCAAAGACTTCAACATATTTTCGTTATGATGACGCCTCATAGGGAAAATAAAATCTAGCGGATTCCTGCGGTCTCTTGCACC